ACACGCAATTATCGAAGGTGGTCGCTATTCATTAAAAAGCCATACAGTAGCTCGCTACTTATTACTCCGGGCGAGAGCTGAAGATGTTAGGATTGCCTGTCTGCGTCAATTCCAAAGGAACATCAGCGACTCTTCATACCAACTTCTAATTGACCTTATTCAAAAATATGGTTTTAGTGATTTTACGTGGACGAAAGACACAATTACCAACACTGTTACTGGCTCAACTTTTATATTTAAGGGTTTAGATCGTAACGTAGAAACTACAATTAAATCCCTCGAAGGTGTTGATGTTGCCTGGATTGACGAAGCTCAGACTATCACCCTAAAATCAATCCGTATTCTTGTGCCCACTATCCGTAAGTCTGGCAGTAAAATTATCTGGACATTTAACCGCATAACCGATTTAGACCCAGTGCTCTCCTATTTTATTACTATTCCACCACGTAAAGATGTTTGGCACTTACAGGTAGATTATAGGATTGCCTTAAAAAATGGTTGGCTTTCAGATGAAATTCTTTATGAAATTGAGTATGCTAAGCAACACCACCCAGAAGATTATGCTCACGATTATTTAGGTAAGGCTTTATCAGTGTCGGACCGTAATATAATCACCACTGGTCAAGTTATTGAGGCTATGGGGCGAGAGGTAAGCGATGAGGGAGCGATTGAAGTGGGCGTGGATGTGGCTAGGCTTGGCGGTGATAGAACTGTCTTTGTGAAGCGTAAAGGGCTTAAAGAAATCGAGCGAGTCTCATATACTAAAAAACGCACCACCGAAGTCTGCGACTTATTAGTTAGCTTTATTGACGCAGACAAGGATATTCTCATTAAAATTGACGACACTGGCGTTGGTGGCGGCGTAACTGATGAAATGATTGCGAGAGGCTATAATGTGATTCCGATTAACTTCGGAGCTAAAGCCTCAAACCCCGATAAATACCCGAATCTCATATCAGAAGCGTGGTTTTATTTACAATCCATTATTGACGAGATTAGTATTGCTAACAATAAAGACCTATTAACTGAGTTATCGAATCGTGAATGGAAGATGGACAATAAGGGGCGCAGGGGTGTCGAGAGTAAAGATGATTATAAGAAACGTGGTTATCGCTCACCAGACGAGGCGGATGCTACGATTCTCTGCTTCTATACTCCTCCTGAGCGACCAAAAGTCGAATATGGTGGAGTTATCGTAGGATAGTTTATCTGCCACCCTACCTAATCACATAATTCTCGTAAGGATTATATTTCATGTTTGATAAATTAAAGAAATTACTCACACCGACAAGAAAAAAAATAACCTCAAACGGTGCTGATAATAGCCCATCTGGGTTTTATCGCCAAATGCCCTTAACTTATAGTTTTTATAAAGGCAACAGTTATGATAACACTTACCCGTCTATTAAGGCTATCGTCAATAAGTTTATTACTATCCGGCCATATGCCATAGATTCTAACGGTAAGCCCCTGAATCGAGCAAGTGTAGTCGATAAGTTGTATCACCCAAATCAACAAATGTCTGCAACTGATTTCCGCGAGGCCTTAGCTGTAATGGCGCTAGTTCACCCAAAGGTTTATCTACTTCTATGGCGTAATGAGGGTGGTGTAGCTAAGCCCGGTGGAGAGATTACGGAGAAAAATCTTGCTGGCTTCACATTTCTTGAGGGCGTAACTGAAATCAAAAGTAGCAACAACAACAAGCAATACCAATGCGGTGGAAAATCCTATCGAGAGCATGAAGTCATTGAAATCTTTTCAGGCTATGACCCATACAATTTGAGTAGGGGGTATGCTCCGAGTAATGCGGTCAGTAAATGGGCGAATGTTGATGACTATATTGCAGCTTATCAGGCTGGCTTCTTTGAAAATGGCGCAGTGCCAAGTGGTCAATTCATAATTACTGCTAAAGATGCCAATACATATAAAGATATTGTGGAAAAGATGCAAGGCGCTCATCGTGGTAGCGGACGTAATAATAATGTAATTTACTCTCACCGCCCATTAGATCCGACGACCGGTGCTGCGACCACCTCACAAATTGAGTGGGTGCCATTTGCTCAATCTAATAAAGACATGAAGATTGGCGAAATTTTTGAGCAAGCTAATAATAAACTCGACTCAGCCTTTGGCGTTCCAGCATCTATTCGTGGTGTTAATAAAGAAAACACCTATGCAAGCGTGCGAGTTGACGAACAAGTTTTTGTAAAATATACTGTCGAACCATTTGCTACTAAAATATATACTAGGTTAACTCACGAACTAAACCGTGTAACTGGTGGGCTAGGTTATGCTATTACTTTTGATTTAGACATTCCAGGTATTGCTGATGAGGAAAAGATAGATGCTGAGCGTAAGCTTACCGAGTTTAACCTTATTAGCCAGGCTGTAGAGGCCGGATACTCCCTAGATAGTGTAATTGATGCCTTTGAGCTCTCAAATGGCTACAAACTGCTTAAAAGAGGCGACAAGACCCCTCCAATAATCAATAATGATAAGCCAGAAGTTGATGAAGGGGATGAAGTTGAGGATGCTCCCGATTCGGAACAGCTTGATGATACACAAAAAGAGAAGCTAGTAAAATCCGAGTCGGGAGAACCTATCTCTTGCACTTGTGGTCACGACTCTAAAGAATACACACCAACTCTCAGAGAACAGCAACTAATTGATGAGGTAGCTTCAGTATTAAGAGACCAAATGAGTCGCCAAATTGAAAAAGCTATTAAAGGTAACAAATTAAGCAAGGATGTAAATGATGCTGATGAAGAAGATATTAAAGATACGGTAGATAAAATTCTAACTATTCTAGTTGCATATATGTTAATCCGTGGTGAAGTGAGTTACGCCGAAGGAATAAAACTACTCGAGTCGCATAATATTTCTATTGATGACACTACTGATTTTATTGTGTCAGAGGCTACCCAGAGTAAGTATAGTTCATATCTAATGGAGGTTGCCACTTCTTACGCCAATAATACTGCTGACCAGATTAGAAGTGTCTTAGCAGAGGGTCAGACACTCGGCTGGAGTAAAGAGGAGTATGCTGAACACCTCCGAGATATTATGAATACAGATGAGTGGCGCGTGCAGAGGATGGCGAGGACAGAAGAGCATAGGGCCGCCAATAGAGCTAGCCTAGATGCTATGATTCAGTTAATGAATGAAACTAATACGGATATTTATAAGGTTTGGCACACAAACTCTACCGAACCATGCGAGTTCTGCCAAGCCTTAAATGGCCGAAGAATACTAGTTACTGAAAGCTTTTTAGGTAAAGATGATAGTATTATTGGCGCTGATGGCGGTATCTTCGTTAATACCTTTGTTGATGTTGAGGCGGCAGACTTACACCCAAACTGCTACTGCTACCTTACTTATGAAGTTGATGAGAAAGAGAAAGAAAATAAAAATGATTAAGGTCCATTGTCCTAACTGTAAACGGTATTTATTTGAAACAGAAAAAACACTAATTGCTAAAAATGTCAAATGTTCTTATTGTAAAAAACGAATTAATATCAAGGTGGTGACCAGTGATTCAGCCGAGAGCGATATAAGAGCTGAATTATGAGCCAGTTTATCTGCCACCCCATAATCTTTCATAATTATTTAAGATGAAGCAATGCCCATATGGGCGCAGATTCGAGAATATTAACTTTTAACTATAAGGAAATTATGGCTGACGTAAAACGTAAGATTGTTTCGGTCAATAGCGAACTCTCAACTAAAAGTGTTGATGGTGAGAGGCGGATAGTCTTTGTGGCAAGCTCAGATAAGGTAGATCGCCATTATGAGCATGTCGACGTCGAAAGTCTTCGTTTACCCCTTAAAGATGGTGGAAATATTACAGTTTCTGCTATTCCTAGTGAAGGAGTGAGTGAAGTTATTGATATTCCTTTAATGTTGAACCATAGCGGCGATGTTCGTGATGTGATTGGCTCTGTAAGGGCTGCTTACTACGCGAACGGTGAACTGATATTCGAAGCTGGTATTTCTAAGCGAGAAATTGCCCAAGATATGCTTACGCTACTCGAGGAGGGTCATCTATCCAATACGTTCTCAATCACCATGATTGATTACGACTACAATATAGATTCTGAAACGATTAGTAAAGCCGAAGTGATTGAAGTTTCACTAGTCTACAGAGGTTCAAACAAAGAGGCAAGACTATTAGCTATTAAATCCTTATTAGGAGGTGAAATGCCTGAAACTAAAACTAAACAAACTGACGTGCCTAGTGAAGACAATGAAGCTCCTGAAGCCCCAGTCGAAACTAAGCCAACTGAAGCCCCGGAGGCCCCAGTTGAGGAAGTTAAAGAGCCAGCAGGTGAGGCTCCAGAAG